CCAACAAAACCGCTGAGCGGAGAAGATGCGAAATTTAAGTCGCAATTTCCGAACGGCAAATTTTTATAACGACTATCGGAGTCAAATATCATGCCTAATTTAGTAAATGGTAACGTCAGTCAGATTGTACTGAAAAAGTTTGTACCAGGCTTTAAATCCACAAACGTACTGTGTAACGCAGTTGACCGCCAGTTAATCCAAGGCGAGTTAAACCCAAACACAGGTGAAACCGTATTTTTAAAACGTCCGCATCAGTACAAAGCTTTCCGCTCTGCCACTGGTGATTTAACGTCAACCACAACCAGCAACCTGATTTCAGGCAAAGTGGCTGCAACAGTCAGTAACTACTGTACTGTATGGGTCGATTACCAGCAATTCGAAGAAGCGTTGAAGTTAAACCAACTTGATCGCATCCTTGAACCTGCTTACGCTCGCATGTCTACGGAGATCGAGTTAGAGCTTGCAAACTACTTTGTGAAAAATGCCGCTCTGTCATTAGGCACCGCAGGCACTGCTATCACTAAGTGGTCTGATGTTGCTCAAACTGGCTCTATGTTAACTGACATCGGTGCAATCGGTGGCCGTAAGTATGCAATTATGGACCCGTGGGCTGCTCAGAACTTAGCTGACAAGCAAGGCGCTTTACAGTCAGGTAACGTTGAACTGATTCGCTCAGCTTGGGAAGATGCGCAGATTGCTGGCAACTTCGCTGGTGTTCGCGCTCTGATGTCTAACGCTTTAGCTAACCGCACTTCTGGCTCTGCCGCTGGTGCTGCGTCTGTTACTGTGAAGACCACTCCAACTGTGACTTATGACGCAGTGAAAGACACCATGCAGATGACTGTTGTGCTGACTGGCGCGTCTTTAGCTACCAAAAACGTTGCAGTAGGCGACCAGGTGCAGTTCAACGCTTCTTTCTGGTTAAACCAGCAAACTAAGCAAGTGTTGTTCCGCAATGGCGCTGCCGTTCCGTTCACTGGCACAGTTACCGCTGCCGCATCTGCTGTGTCTAACGACATTACTGTTGTGTTATCTGGTGCTGGTATCGTTGACGCGACCAATCCACAGTACAACACCATCAGCAAAGCAATCACCGCAGGCGACTCAGTGACCATTCTTGGCGCTGCTTCAACTGTTTATAAGCCGAACATCTTCTTCCATGAGTCAGCAGTTGCTATGGGGACAGTTGTTCTGCCTAAACTTCATGGGTGGGATAGCTCGGTGTTTGTTGACCCTGACACTGGTTTATCAATGCGTGCAACAATGTCAAGCAACCCGACTACAAACGTTCAAGCAATTCGTATCGACTTGCTGCCAGCGTTTGCAATCACTAACCCAATGTTCGCGGGCGTTTTCTACGGAAACCCGTAACATGACCAACTAATAGAAAGGGGGCTTCGGCTCCCTTTTTTATTGGTGCGTAAATGCTATACTATCCAAAACCATTTGGAGCCGCATGATGTGGACAAAAGCCGACGTTATTAACTTTGCTCTACGAAAAGCTGGTATCAGCTCCAGCATGACCCTAACCAGCGCATCGCCTGATATGTATGTTGACGCTCTATCGGACTATGAAGCGTTAGTTGATGAGCTTGCTACGACGATTAATATTAGACCTTATAAAACATCCCCTGCCGATATTGGCGACTTTACAGGCTTGTCAGACGTTGCAGCTCAAGCGGTCGGCTATCAGCTTGCCTTGCGCATCTGCCCTGATTACCTAATCGAGCCAACACCACGACTTGAATCGTCAGCAATGCAAACGCTTGAATCATTGCGCGTGTCTATGCTCGAAGTGCCAGAGCTTGAGCGGCGCAACGACATGCCTATTGGCCAGGGCTGGAAGTTTGACTATAGAGACACCTTTTACAGGCAATCAAACGTTGTTGCAGGTTCTCAGGTTGTTGCGGTCGGCGCTGTTGGCACCCACACAGTTAATCTTGACCAAGGTCAGTTGCTTAATGGCGAAACAATCTCTGCTGTTCAGTCTAGTATCTCAAACTTTGGCGAAATTGAAGCTGTCAGCAATACTGATTATGTAATCACCTATCGCGTTAAGTTTAATGAGCCTGGCGCTGGTCATGTAAAGTTTGTTATCGCTGGCACAGTATCAACTGTGTTTGTGCAAGTTGTAGATTTTGATGTGCGGGAGGCTTAATGCAAATCCCAATTATTAAAGGCGACGCAATCAGTAACAAGGTTGATTACATAGACTACCTTCCGAAAAACCTAGTCGCAGTGAGTCGCCCAATCATGGGCGCTGATGGCTATCTAATCAGTCATGACGGACTAACGGCAGTCGGCGTTTCAGGTAATGCAGATGACCGTGGCGCGTTTTACGATGACCGCAGAGACTTGCACGTTCGCGTGATTGGCAACAAGGTTTATCGCTATCTTTCTGGCGAATTGTTGGAAGTTGGGTTTATATCTGGCACTGGTCAATGCTCTTTTGCGTACAGCTTTAACAATACATTGATTGTCGGCGGTGGCGGCGCTTACCTTTACAACGGCGTTGATTTTACGCCAATCACAGACCCAGATTTAGGCACTCCGATTGATGGCGATTGGATTGATGGATATTTCTTCTACACTGACGGCGAGTACCTGTTTCACTCACTAATCAATGATGAATCGCAAGTAGATCCGCTACAGTTTGCCACCGCTGAAATTATGCCAGATAAAACGCTTGGCGTTAAGCGCACCACTGACAACCTGATGGCTGTATTTGGTAGGTACAGTATTGAGTATTTCATCAACCAGGGCGCTGAGCAGTTTAAGTTCTCACGCATCACACAAAAGACAGTATCAGGCGGCATCTGCGGCACGCACTGCAAGGTAGTTCTGGATGATTTGTTCTTTATCCTTGGTGGTCGTAAAAACGAATCACCATCGTTTCATATCGTCGGCTCCGGTACGCTAAATTGCGTATCAACTCGCAGCGTTGACCAAGTGCTATCAACTTACACTAACAGCGAATTGTCAACCGCTGTTATGGAGTCAAGAGTTATTGAGCGAGACAAGCTGATAATGATTCGCTTGCCGCGTCACACTCTTCTATATAATCACACAATTGCAGAGGCTCTAGGTACTCAGTTTGCTTGGACCTTACTTTCATATGGTACAGGCAGCAGCAAGTGGTTGGGTGTAAACGGCGTCTATGATAACGACGCAAACAGATGGATTTACGGCAGCACAAGCGGCGCGCTTTACTTTCTGGATGACACAACTGCGGCACAGAATGGCGTAGAAACAGAATGGCAATTCGGCACTCCGCTGGTGCCAGCGCAGGCAACTAGGCTGTCGAAGGTTGAGCTTAATACTGTGAATGGATTCTCCAGCGATGTGATTGCAGGTCTGTCTGTTTCAATGACGGGCGTCACTAATGGAACAGAGGTTCGCTCGCTATACAGTCGCGCCGGAATCTACGACACTCGCTTGCTATGGCGTAGAATAGGCTATATCCCTAGACAGTTTAGTTTAAACGTTAGAGGCGTTAGCGCGTCAAAGGTCAACTTTAGCAATCTGGATGTTACTTATGGCTAACAACAGTCTTGACTATCTACCCACGGAACGAGACATCTATAACGCGATGAATAGCGGCAATTGGCCAGCTATCTTTGCCAAGGATTACTCAAGTCAAAAACGGATACAAAACACAACCGTTGACACCTCAGACGCAAACGCAGCGGCTATTGTTACGCTAACGGCAGATGTTGAAACGCTCAATGCCAACTTAGGCGAACACTTAGGCGACGAATCAGCGCATGGCGTCACAGGGCAAAACGTAGGCACGCTAGATTACTGCACCGCATCAACAGGCGGTGTTGTGCTTCTTGCTGCTGCCGTGACCAACGCTGCAACGTCAACCGTTGCCATCACTGGCGGTCTTGCTGTTGCGCCTGCAACTTACTCGCAGGCGTACACTCAGTTGCAAACGGATAAGATAAACGAGCTTTGCACAGACTTAACGCAAGTGGTCATTGACCTAAACGCAACCATCAGCAAGCTTAACTCTTTACTCGCTGCCAGTCGCACAGCTAAGCAGTTGGCACCATGATACGACGCACAACTCCCGATGAGCTAGCGCAACTGCTTGCGAGTCGCGGCATGAATGCGCCATATCGAGATGAAGCGTTTGTTGTTGAACAGGGCGCTTATAAAATGCTGGTCGTACTATTTCCGCTTGATGACACTGCCGCAGAGGTTCACATCTGTTGCCCGCGTGAATACCTGCCAAGATTTAGGAAGATGTGCGAAGAGGCGACTAGGTACATTGCATCGTTGGACATTGAAACGCTCTACACAACAATTGATGACAGCCTAAGAATTATCATCAACTCCGCCATCAAGCAAGGTTATGCGCTGCACTCTAAATCAGGCAGCCTAGGCGTATACGTAAAGCATCTTAATGGTGCTACAATAGACAAAACTGAATGAGGGTTTAATTATGGCAGCAGCAGCAGCATTGGCAGGCGGCAGTATCGTTAGCGGTTTATTTGGCGCTAACTCTGCAAAGAAGGCGGCGCAATCACAAACTGACGCAGCAAAATATGCGTCTGATATTCAGATGCAAATGTTTAATCGTGGCTTGGAAATGAACGAGCCTTTCCGTCAGGCTGGCATTGGTGGTTTGCAGTCGTTGATTGACATGGGGCGTCAAGAAGATCGCCCTTTTAGCTTTGATTACGGCGCTTATTTCAATTCTCCAGAATACGCAGCTTTATCTGCACAGCAAGAGCAGCAATCACTTGCTAATGCTTCTGCTACTGGCGGGATGCGCTCTGGTAACGCTAAAGTTGCATTGGCAGCGATTGCGCCACAGCTAGCACAGCAAGGCAGACAAAACGCGATGAGCGATTACAGTCTCAACCAAGCGGCTATGATGGACAAGTACAATCGTTTACAAGGCATTGTCGGCTTGGGTCTTGGCGTATCACAGCAAGGCGCGTCTCAAGCTGGACAGGTTGGTTCAGCATTGGCTAACAACGCCATGTATGCAGGCAACGCAAACGCAAACAAGTACAACCAATACGGGCAACTTGCTCAAGGTGTTCTTGGTAACGCTGGTTCGCTGTATGCGTTTAACCAGATGGGCGGCTTTGGCGGTGGCAGAGGGTTAATCTAATGGACTTTTTGAACCAAGTTACGCAAGGCGTTGTAGGATTGCAGAACATCCAAGCGAATCAGCAAGAAATGCAGATGCGACAAGATGAAATGCAGCGCCAACAAAAGAAGCTAGCAGATGAAGCTAAGGCTGCCGAGTATCTTGCGCAGTATCAAGCGTCAGAGCAGGCTGGCACTCCAGACTTTACAACTTTAAACAAAGCAATCCTGTTGTCGCCAACCGCTAGTCAAAACGTGCTGGCTGGTATCGGCATTCAGGACAAGCGCCAAAAGTCTCAAGCGGCATCAGACGTTGTCAGCTTGTACGCTGCAACTGGAAGCCCTGATAAGTTTAACAAGCTAATCGCTGACCGCATTCAAGCGGTGCGCGACCGTGGCGGCGACCCTAAAGACAGCATTGAGCTAGCCAACATCTACGAAACACAAGGAGCTGAAGCTGCACGCAAGAGCCTGCAAATGGTTGGTGCTGCACTGGCTAATGAGGGTTTTGTTAAGGCTGACATGATTGGCTTATCAACCGACCAAGCGCAGGGTGTGCCAACTAGCCAAAAGGAATTTGAGTTTTACCAAAAGCTACAGAAAACCGACCCTGCTGCTGCTGCTAAGTTTGCGAAGGCTCGCGGATATACTGATTCGCCAAAAGAGCAAGCACTGACACCGCAGGAGCGAAACATGGCTCGCTATGAGCAGATGTTGCAGGATGGCAACCCAAACGCTGAGGCATTCGCTGTTAGCTCTGGACTAAAAAGCAAAGAAGGGCGCGAATTATCATCTACTGCACAAACTGAGGTTGTAAAGGCTCTGGAAATGTCAGAGCTTAACTCTGTGAATGTGACCAAGTACCTGGACTTGGCTAGCAGATTTAAGGACTCCGACATTGCAGGCGGCTTGGCTGGTACTGGCGGCTCATGGCGCGAAGCCTTGAAAACAGCTACAGGCTCGCAAGATGAAGTATCAAAGATTGTTGGCGACTGGCAGAAAATCCGCTCAGGTGAAGCAATCGCATCATTACCGCAAGGCCCTGCAACGGATGCTGATATCAAGCTAGCGTTGCAGCCATTGCCTGAAAATGCAAATGCTGAATACATGGATAAGTATCTGCGCGGTCTAGCGAAGGTTGCAGACTACAAGCAGAAATACGCGCAAGCTAAAGCAGATTTCATCACCGAAAACGGCGCTTTACGCGGTAAAGATGGCGTGAACTTTGGCAAGGTGTGGTCTGAGCAGAGAAAGACTGTGCTTGATGAGATTTCGGCAGACCCTAGATTCGCACCTAAATCTGCAAACTCAGAACAGCCGCAAGTTATCGATTGGAGTAGCCTAGATGGACGTTAAACTACCAAACGGCAAGATAATTAGAGGCGTGCCAGATGGCACAAGCAAAGAAGAAGTAAAGGCTAAGGCCATTGCTTCAGGCGTTGCCACAGAGCAAGACTTTGCAGCTCAATCAGACTTTAATGCTTTAGAGTCTGAGCGCTCATTCTCAGAAAAAGCCGCAGGCGTTGGCGAAGCTGCTCTTTCGGCCGTCACATCTACGCTTGCTGAGCCTATCGCTGGCATCGCTGGTCTTGCTCGCACCGCTACGCAAGGCGCTGAAGCTGGAGCTGATCGCGTTGAAGAGATGCGCCAAGCTTTTACTTACCAGCCGCAAACAGAAGCAGGACAAGAATACATTCAAGCCGTTGGCGAGCTGCCAATCATCAAGCAGGCTGGCGAAATAGCTCAAGGCGCTCAATCGTATGCAGGCAGAAAGGCGTATGAGCTAACAGGGAGCCCATTAGTTTCAGCAATCGCTGAGGGTTTACCTGCTGCAACTGGTGCTGCATTAGGCGCAAAAGCTCCAGGCGGATTGGCTGCAATGGCTGATAATCAAGCAACAGCTTTGGCTGGTCAAGGCGCTAGACTGTCAAATGCGGCGCAAGCAGGTATTGACGCAGATAAGCCAATGCCAACAGCAACAACTGATGTAGTTAAAAGTTTGTCACCTGAAAAGATACGCGACATTGCAGATGTTGATCCAGAGTTTTTTAAAGCATTGGATAAAATCGGCGTAACTGCTGAGCCATTAACCAGCTACGCAAGCCGCAACCCTCAGTTTAGAGGCGTTGAGCAAGGGTTGGCAGCTATTCCAGGCTCTGCGTTGGCACCTGCTGAACAAGCTTTTATTAAGGATTTATCAGGCGCAGCTCAAGGCGTATTTGAAAAATACGGAGCAGTCAAGGATTCTGCGGGCAAGTCAATGGAGTGGCGCGACGCTTCATTAAAGTCTATCGATGGCTTGGGTCAGGCGGCAGACAAGGCTTATGACACCATCGGCGAAATGCTTGATAAACGCCAGCCAGCAAATCCAGTTGAGACAGTGCGATTTTTAGATGAGGTAACTAAAGATTTGCCGCTAGGTATAGAAGATCCAGACGTTCCAGCAGCGCTGAAAAAGGCATATCAATCTATTCAACCAAGACAAAGAGTTAATCAGCAGACTGGCGAAATTGAAGTTGTTCCGGCCAACTACGAAAGCATGGACAGACTGCGCAAGAACATCGGCGCAGCAGCTTTCAAGAAGGAGGGTGATTTCAAGGATGCTGACTCTGCAATTTTAAAGCGTCTTTACGGCTCGCTAACTGATGATCTAAACGTCATGGCTGAGGCTCAAGGAGCTGCTGAGCAAGTTAAGCTTGGCAAAGCCTTGGTTGCACAAAGAAAGCAGCTAGAAACGCAAATGCAGGAGCTAATCGGAAAAGATTTGCAGAAAGACATTGTGCCAGTCGTTCAGTCTGGCGTAAAAGGTCTGGAGAAAGGCGGATTGCAGAGATACGTTGACACCATGAAGCAAATACCAGACCCAAAAGTCAGGCAAGAGCTTTTAATGACAGCCTTAAACGATACGTTCAGTAAAACACTAGCAGGAACAGAGCAGTTCACGCCAACTGATTTCATCAAGTGGTATGACAGCACATTGGCAAAACCTACCGTTAGAAACCTACTGGCAAGAGACATGCCGAAAGGGGCAATAAAACGCCTTGACGCATTAGCGACTATTAGTCGTGGCATGGCTGTCGCTAAGTCTGACAAGATAAAAACAGGCGTCGTAAACTCCCTGCTGGATGACAAGGCTGGAATGGTTCGCCGCATGGTTGGCTTTGGAATGAAAAGAAGCCCATTAGCGAACGAGGTCGCATCTGCGCTTGGCGATGTGTTAGATGGCACAACAAAGCGGTCTGAGCTTGCTGGCAACCTGTTAGCATCTCCAGAGTTTGCGCACGTTATCCGTCAAGGCGTTGCAAAGGGCGTTGTTACTGGAACTAAGGCGGCGGCGCAACTGCGCAAGGCTGAATCATCGCTAGCTAAGTCTGCTGCATACAAAGCTTGGGCTGACACATTAAGAGACTCAGAGAAAGCTCAGTTAGCATCAATGGGAATCACATCATTCCTACTAAGCCCACAGCAGGAGCAAGAAAAGAAAGACTAACAACCAGCCGCCAATCAAGGCGGCTTTTTTATTCCCGACGCTGTGTTAAACTATAGGCATCTGAACAGTCGAGGCTAACAGCATGAGCTTTACACTTTCCAACCCGTTCCAATACTGGAACAATCCAAACAACAGCAATCCTGTTGGCCTTGGCAATTTGTACGTGGGATTACCTGAAGAAGATCCAGTTATAGAAGCGAACCAAGTGCAGGTTTACATTGTAGACGTTGACGGCAACGACGTAGCTGTTGCTCAACCAATCCAGCTATCTGCCGGAGGTGTTCCGACTTATGGCGGCGTTCCGGTGCAGGTGAAAATTGATGCGCAAAACGTCAGCATTAAAGTAACAAACTCTATCGGCGCTCAAGTGTTCTATACAAAGAACTACGCGCCTGCGTCGGGTGGTGGCAGTGGTGGTGGCGGTTTGATTTACGACATTCCGCCAGAGCTGCTAACGGTCAACAACACATATTTCAACCCAGAAAACTTTAACTTAACTTTTAGTTATCAGGACGTCGATTCTACTCAATACGTCAGCTTTCCTTTAGTTGGCACTGCCGTTTACACAGAGGGCGGTGGCGGTGGTGGAAGCGTAGATATTGCAAACGCTGGCGGCACTGGTACGACTTTATTAAAAACCATCTCTGCTGATAACTATGAAATCAAGCGCCTAAAGGCTGGCAGTAACGTAACGCTGACTGATGACGGCAACGGCGTAACGATTAACGCATCTGGTGGCGGTGGCGGCACGACTACGCTGTCAAACGCTGGCGCAACTGGCTTGCCGTTAGTGTCTGACATTGTTGGCGCTGATTATCCAATCAGACGCATCCAAGCAGGCACAAACGTAACTATTACAGATAACGGCACTTACTACACGATCAACTCTTCTGGCGGTGGTGGCGGTGGCGGGATTACGTCATTGCAAAACGTGAATGATGCTGTGGGTGTTGGCGTTTATAAAGAAACCGTTGCAAACGTTGGCTATTTCCGTCGGCTGCAATCATCTGATGCCAGTATCGCGCTAATCTCTGATGTTGATGATATTGATTTTAGCGTTAACGCATTGCCATACACCAAGATTAACAACGTCACCACAGCTAGACTGTTGGGTCGTTCAACTGCTGGCGTTGGCGTTGCTGAGATGATCACCATCGGCGCAAACCTAACGCTATCGGCTGGCACGCTATCCGCAACAGCTCCAGCCGTCACAGATGGCGACAAGGGTGATATTGTTGTTACTGGCTCAGGCTCTACATGGACGTTTGACACAAACGTTGTGACGTCGTTTGCCCGCACTGTATTGGCTAACACATCAGCAAGCTCTATGCGCTCAACACTTGACGCACAGCAAGCAGATGCAACGCTTACCGCATTGGCTGCACTGTCTACGACTGCCAACCAGATGATTTATTCAACTGGCTCGGATGCGTTTGCAATGACCGGATTAACAGCGCTTGCTAGAAACTTAATCGCAAGCTCTACAACGTCAAACATGCTCAACCAGCTTGGAATCATTGTCACAACTAACGCCAATGGGACGTCAATCAGATTCCCAACAGCATCACCAACATCAGGCATCCAAATTTGCTTTAATACCAACATGACACTACCAGCGACAAATATCGCGCTTGGCTCCGGCTTTACAGGTAACGCGTTAACGTGGACATTCCCGCAAGCGTTCAGCGCAACACCGACTTACAGCTTCAGCAATCAGAACGATGATAACGTTTTCATCTCTGGCGCAGGCTGCTCCGCAACTGTCGCTGCTGCACGCGGCAAAGCATTTACAACAACTGGCGCGACTACTGTCGTAGCAATGGCAATAGGGGTTTATTAATGGCTAAGGCTAATTTTCCAAACGCGCCGATGAACGGCCAAGACTACGTTGTCAACGGCGTTACGTTTACGTGTTCATTCATTGGCGGCTCTCCGGTGTTTCAAGCCAAGGCTGGCGGCTACGCAGTTGCTACTAGCGTGGCTCAGGCTCGGACTGTGGCATATACTCCAGGTAACACCGGCTTATTCTTAACCGGCGCAATCACTACAGGCTTGGGTGGTTCATGGTATACGTGGAACCCTGACACTATCGCGCCCGATGATGGCTGCTTGTCTATTCAGGTCACTGGCGTTCCTGTTGGGCGCTGGATTAGGGTTCAGGATGGCTTGTTAGACAGTCGTAGTTTCGGCTATCCGGTCACAG